TGATGTTTATAATTTCATGGGTGAGTATTCAGTTCAAAAGCACATGCAATGGACTGATGAAAAAATAAACACCGAGGCCGCAAAATTTTTTAACTACTACGAAGCCAATGGTTGGAAGCAAGGCCGTAATCCGATGAAAGATTGGAAAGCTTCAGCACGTAACTGGATGGTAAATAACTCTAAATTCGACAACTCTAATAATTCAAAAAACGTAATTCAAGATGAAAGAGCAAAACGCATTAGCGAACTTGAAGAGTTCCGCAAGCAGTACCGAAGTGCAATTGCACGAGATTTTGGCACTGAAAACATCACCAACGCTGGCTGAAATTCGCAAGAATAAAAATCAGCAAGCAACGGTAAACATTATGGTGGCAATGATGGATATGTGCCAGCAATACTTTAACCTTCAGCAACCGATGAATGCACAACAACTTGCACTCACGGCTGAGTTGATGCTTGAAGATTACTACTACCTACGAGTAGATGAACTGCAACTTTGTTTCCGCATGGCAATGAAGGGTGAGTTTGGCCCGGTGTATAACCGCATCGATGGGCAGGTATTCTTTGAATGGATACGCAAGTTCATGACCAAAAGACAAGCGATCAGTGAGCGCATTAATTTGGAAAAGCAAAGCAGCAACAACATCTACGAAATGTTTCAACACCCGCAGGTGGTGGATGCTATCCAACAGGCAGCGGATAAGTTGAAGATACAGGAAGCACCAGTGCAGGAAGCAAAGCGCAGCAATCCACCGCAGATTGAAATAGCATTGATGCGTGAGTACGATGACCTGCCAGCGTGGGACAATGACTTGCGCTTTCGTGTGTACAAGAACAAGCCGTATCAATTCACTGAGTACAGGAAGGAGCGTTACAGAGAACTAATCGAAAACCAAAATGAATATTGAGATGCAGCACACAGATATCAAAGGAGTGAAGCATGATGTTTATTTTAAATGCCCAACATGTGATTGCAAAAGATTTCAAAGACCAAGTTACTATTTGAAGCCATTGACATTTTTAGAGGGTGTATATGAATGCAGTAATTGCCAGGAAGAATTTTGCTACTACGATGATGCCTTTACACTAGTGCGTGCACAACTAACATTATTTTAAAAATGAATACTGATATGAAAAAGCAAACAGCAGTAGAATGGTTGTTAGACAAACTTGAAGAGAGAAAATTGATTACGTTGGATAAACATTCAACAATCATATTTCATAAAGATTTTTCTACACCATATGATTTGATTGTTCATCAAGCGAAAGAAATGGAGAAGGAGCAGATAATTGATGCATACATAGATATTGCTCATAGTGATAATAATCGACGGCTTTTAAGAATGACAGCTGAAGATTACTACAACGAAACATACGTAGGTGACAAATGAAGTACGATCAACAGAAAGAAGTGGAGCTGCTACGCAAGTTGTTTGTGTTGACAGCACGCAGAAGCATGCGCCCTGCCATGAGCGATAATATCGCAATGCGCCTTATCTTTGAAGAGTTGTATCTACTAACTGACAAAGATGAATATAAGCTATGACAATAGGTGAATTGTGGGATAAGCTTGCGCAGTACCCGGATGATATGGAAGTGTACATTGGTTTCATCAATGGTCACAGCATCGACCATGAAACATTCGAGGTAATAGAAACACAAGACTTCTATGGCAAGACTACGATAAGCCTAATGATTGAAGATATCGGAATCATAAACAATTAATACAATGAGTAACTATCAAATGCAAGAGGGTCAGTTCACCCTATTCAAGAACAACAAGACAACCAACAATGCACCTGAATACACGGGTGAAATCATGGTCAATGGAAAGAAGATGCGCCTAGCTGCGTGGGTTAAGGAAGGTAAGAGCGGTAAGTTCTTTTCAGGTAAGATGAGCGAACCACTCGTGAAGCGTGAAGAAGTAGATGAGCAACCATCAGGCGATTTGCCTTTTTAATTCCATCGAATCCGAAGGGTTTAATGATTGAGTACCTACCGAAACAAAAAGAAGCATTGCGTGTGCTGGGTAATTCACATCCGGCACGTGTGGTGCTGTTCGGAGGTGCAGCAGGCGGAAGCAAGTCATTCATCGGATGTGCATGGCAAATAAGCCGAAGGTTTAAGTATCCTGGCACAAGAGGTCTGATAGGTCGAAGCAAATTAGATACGCTAAAAAAGACCACACTCAAAACGTTTTTCGAAGTAGCGCACATGTTAGGGTTAGCACCTAACGAACACTACACCATTAACAACCAAACAAACGTGATTACGTTTAGCAATGGCAGCGAGATAATCCTGAAAGACTTGTTTGCCTATCCATCAGACCCTGAGTTTCATGCGCTCGGTGGTTTGGAATTGACTGATGCGTACGTAGATGAAAGCGCACAGGTATCAAAGAGGGCAATCGATATACTCCAGTCCCGTATCCGTTTCAAGCTTACGCAGTATGACCTTAAACCAAAGATGTTGCTCACATGCAATCCATCAAAGGGATGGTTGTACAACGAGTTTTATTCACCATTCAAAGCAGATAACCTGCCGCAGCACCTTGCATTCATACCATCACTACCTACCGACAATCCACACCTGCCTGAATCGTATCTTGAAACGCTGCGCATGCTGCCTGAAGTGGACAGAAGACGTTTATTGGATGGAGATTGGGAGTATGATGAGTCCGTAGATAACCTTTACCAGTACGATGACCTTGTGCGCTGCTTCCGGGATGAAGAAAGCAAAGGTGAAAAGTACATCAGTGCGGACATCGCACGCCTTGGAAAAGACCGTAGCGTGATATGCGTATGGCATGGATTGCATTTGATGGAGATACACGAACTACGCAAGCAACCAATTACAACTGTTGTTTCTACCATACGCCAGTTGTGTGATAGGCACAGCATCAGATTATCCAACGTGATCTGTGATGAAGATGGGGTAGGAGGGGGTGTGGTAGATAGCCTGAAGTGCCGAGGCTTTCTCAATGGTGGGCGTGCTAAGCAAGCAGATAGATACACCAATCAAAAGGCAGAATGCTATTTCAAGCTTGCAGAATTAATCGAGCAGAACAAAGTAATCTTTAAAGTGAATCAGTTCCGGGATGTGATAGTGCAGGAACTGGATATGATACGCAGGCGGCAACCTGAAGCGGATGGCAAACTCGCTGTGATAAGCAAAGAGGAAATAGCACGCATGCATGGCAAGTCACCCGATTACGCTGATGCTGTCATGATGCGTATGTACTTCGAACTTTTCCCGAATTACGGCAGCTATTCGTGGGCGTGAGGTGGTTACAATCTGTAACCGATTGCAATTTTAACAATTTTTAACAGAGGGTGTGTAAGTATTTATACTATCATTGCACCATCAATAACAAATTTACAATTATGAAAGCAAGCAAAGTAATCAAGTACATCGTATGGGCAGTGGTAATTTTCGCAGTACTCAGCTACTGCCAAGAACTCAACGATTGTTTAGCAAAGTATTAATCTCAAATCAATAACAACATGAACTCATTTCACAAAGACAATTTAGAAGCATTGCAGAAGTTTCAGCAAATGCTCAACGCAGCACCTGATAAGGACGGCATCGAAAAGACTCCCGATGGTAAAGCGGTTACGCTAGTAGTTAGTCACGTAGAAACCACATTAGATGAAATGTTCTTTGGGCATTGGCGCACTGAAAATTTCAAGTGGGAGCGTATGGCTAACGAGGTAGTGGGTAGCCTTGACCTTGTAGTAATCCATCCGATAACCGGGTATGAGTTACGCCGTACGGGTGCAGCCTCCATCGTTATCATGGTAGACAAAGTACCCAGTGCATTAGCAGCTGACCCTGTGGAGCGCAATAGATGGGCATTGAACGCAGATAATAAAAAGCCAAACGCATTAGACCTTGCCTTCCCTAAACTCAAAACAGAGTGCCTTAAAAACGCTGCTGTGTCATTTGGTAAGTTGTTAGGTCGTGACCTTAACCGCAAGAACGCAGATGTGTACAAGCCATTCAAGTTAAAGGGTAGTCTGAACTCATCGAATAAGGATGTGCAATATTTGCACGAGCTTATCGAGAAAGCGCAAAGCCTTGACGATTTGGATATCATTCTTCAGGCATGCCCGCAGGAATTCTTTGCCGATATCGAAAAGTTAGCAAATGTTAAAAAGCAACAACTCAGCGGATTGTTGTAGTATCTTCGAACCATCAAATAACAAAACATAATGGAACAAACACTATTCAGAGCATCGCAGCTAGGTAAGCTAATGACCGATGCACGTACTAAGACAGGACTTAGTGAAACCTGCAAGAGCGCATTACTAGAAATCTACATCCAACAGAAGTACAACCGTTACAAAGAGATAAGTAACAAGTACATCGAGAAAGGTGTAGCGGTTGAGAATGATGCGATAGACATGTGGCGTAGAGAACGTGGCGCAATCGTATTCAAGAATGAAATCAATTTCAAGAATGAGTATGTAACAGGCACACCTGATTTGCTCATCAAAGATGGTGGCGTAGTGGTGAACGTCCCGGATATTAAAAGCAGTTGGGACATCCACACCTTCATTGATGCAAAGGCTAACGAGTTGAGCAAAGACTATTACTGGCAAGGTCAGGCGTACATGTGGCTAACGGGCGCAACTACTGCAACGTTCTGCTTCGTGCTTGTGAACGCACCGCTGCAAATGATAGACGATGAGAAGTACCGCCTTGCACGTAGGATGAACCTTATTGATCCACAAGGCAACGAGGAATTTATTAAGAAGGCGCAGCGCATAGAAAAGAATATGATATACGATATGCCTACCTTCCTTGCAGAAAACCCACACGCTAACCTTGAAAGTGATTTGGCAAATTGGGAATATGATATACCAGTGCAGGAACGCATCCACGAAAAGATTGTGGAGTTTGATGAGGCAGCAATCGCAAAGCTTCAGGAGCGTGTACCAATGTGGCGTGAATACCTTAATACTTTAGCACTATGACAAATACAGAGGCCTTAGAAAAATTGATTTGTCCATTTGGATATCCAATAGGTGAATATGAAATACAGTGGAATGATATTTCAAAAGTACTTGGCAAAGTAAGAGGAAGGTTCTTTGTTTATTTACTTATAAAAAATAAGGAAGTGATTTATGCAGGCAGGTCTCAATGCTTATATGAAAGATTATGCCAGCATAAGTATAGATGGGAATTTGATAGTATATATTTATTGGAATATGCGCAATACCATGAATGTGCTGAGGCTGAAAAAAAAGTGGTACTGCATTATGCACCAAAAGAAAATCGAATGTGGGTTTTATTTGGAAATAAAAGATAAGCCATGACCACTGAACAACTCAAAGACCACGTGCGCAATTCAATGCAGCACTACTACAACAAAGAGCAAGTAATCGAATTAATCAATAAGCTAAACAATGAAAGCAAAAGACAAAGCATGGCAACTGTACTCGAACTATTTTGATATAGTCGAAGGTGAACAGCAGGAAGGCCAACTGGGTGCGGTGCATTACAAGGCTATCAACTGCGCACTCTACTGCGTGGATGAAGCCATAACCAATGCACCTACTGACATCATGCAGGACTTCGAAGGAACCGGGGAATACTATTCGGTAAAAGCCTACTATCACCACGTTAAAAACGAAATACTGAAACTCAATGCACAAAAGAAAGTTACTACCGCTTGATGATCTACGGCAGGAACGTTTGGTTTTGCTCAACATGTTTACCAATTGCAAAACACGATACATGAAAGATAACCTGCGTCACAAAATAAAAGCCGTAAACAAAGACCTATTCACCATAACCAAAGACACAAAGTACTTATGACACAAGAGAAAAAAGAAACAGCAATCCGTAGACTGCATTTAGCCTTAAAGAAACGTTTTAAAGGTCAAGCCATACACATGCCTTGGTCTGAGATGGAAGGCTTCTTAAACGCAGCGCAAACGATTGAAATGAACCACATTCACAATGCCTATAATGATGGCTACTTAGATGGCGAAAGTGGATTACCTAACCGCACACAGATAGAAGCATGAACGAACTAACACTATTGCAAAAGGCAATGCGCATAGTTGAGAAGCATGAGCCTGGTCTATTTGATGTTCACACACAAAGAGGACGAAACTTTATTCATGATATGCAAGAACTATTAAACGATGGAGAGAATGGACAAGGTTAAACGAGCACTCACGTTAATGGTGCAGCTGCAACAGCGTGACATGCCCGTGCATGTGATAGCTAAGGAACTGATGGTAACCGAACGCACCGCATACAGGTACTTGCGATTGTTTAAAGACATCGGAATACACGTAGACCAAAACATATACGGTGCATACACCATCCAACCAACTACAATCAAAAAAAGAAAAGCCAAACGAAATGAAAGCAACACTAACCTTTGACCTTAGGGAAGACCAGCACGCATTTGATTGCGCTGTCAATGGTAACAAATACCATGATGTAATTTGGGAAACACAACAGCACCTGCGTAGCCTTGAGAAATACCAAGACCTTACTGCTGAACAATACGAGGTAGTAGGTAAGATACGTGAATGGTTGGCAAGTGAGTTACTCGATGCCGGTATAGCAGATAAGTTTTGACACGCTACTTAATCCTTAGCAGCGGGCGCATCATTGCTGCACCTTGCGATAGCCATGCTTCCAAAGAAACCTACCCAGTGCCTCGCCTTCAGCATCCACCTTCTCCTCGCTCCACTCAGGTTGAATGTGATGAAGATACTCATGGATCAACACAATAAGGTAGCGCATAGGTGGTAGCGTAGGGTCAATCTCAATGACGTTATCGCAGTACAAACCATCCGCACGTTCTCTACCTAACTTGCGATGTACAACTTTTGGATGTGGCTTGCGTTTCATTGTGCTATATTTACATCGGTTTTGTGTTTCTAAACACCGTCTTTAAATTGTTTTTATGTTATTTGATTGATGAAAGGCCCTGCAACGGTGGGGCCTTTTTCATTTAACGTATCTTGCCATTGACGATGCGGTAGTTGTTTACTTCAAATTCTCCAGTATCCATAACCCGCACGTGTGCAAATCCGTGGTGGTGTTTGTTTATGGGCATGTAATCGGGATGTAATTCGCACAGACACGCCACACTCCAGCACGTTGTTAGCTTGCCATTGATGTTAGGCTCAGTGTGTTCACTTGCTTGGTGATGGTGACCGCACAATGCGCTATCCTTTGCACGCAAGAACAAACCACGTGCGATGTTCACGGGGCTAAATACGGATGCACCTAACTCATGCCCGTGTAAGATTGTCAACTTGCCTGCGTGGATTATCTGCTTATCCGGAATGAACGTTATGTTCAACTCATCAAGCTTCATCAAACTCTCAAAGCTAAATTCATTCATGCCCAAAAGGTCAGGTGCATTCCGCATGATGTAGTGATCATAACGCACATCGTGATTACCACACTTGTAATAGATGGCAGCGTTTGGGAATAGCTTGCGTAACGTTTGCAAGAACTGCCTTGTCATCAATACCTCATGCCCGAAGTTGCGTTTGCGTGGGTCTTTCTCAAATCGACTGATAGCATAAAAGTCAATGATATCACCATTGAGCAAGATGGTATTCACGTCATTCTCCAGTCCATACTTCAACGCCAGTGTCAATGCCTGAATGTTGTGGTACGGCACGTGGATATCCGACAGCAGCAGGATGTTGTTGTGGTTTATCGGTAGCTTGTAAGGTTTGTAGTTTGCTTCCTGCGATGGTGGCAGGTCAAGTGGATTAGATTCCGATGGTGCAAGCTCATCGAGCATGCTGCTAAATCCGTTTAGCTTTGTTTCAAGCTGCTGAAGTTTACCCGGTGCGTGTGCAACCTGCTGCTGCAAGATTGCTTTTTCAGGGTTGTTCCTTTGCCTTTGCCGCCACGCAACGTACATACGTTGGAAACCTTTGAAGGTCATGGTGATATTGTGGCGTTGCATCGCTTGACGGATGCGCTCATTCAGTACACCTTCCTGATTTTGAATCTCAAGATATACGTGAAGGTATTTAGCTTTAGTCATGAGGCGGTTATTTGCCCCGCAAGTACCCAGTCAATTCTGCGAGGTTGTTCGATATCTGAATGTTCTGAGTAGCTATGGTGTCTATCTTGCTTTCAAGCTTATCGATAGCCTTGTTTTGTTCTTCTTTCATAGCGGTCAGTTTAGTATTGAATTCTTCTTTGGTATCCTTGATAGATTCAGCAAGCATAGTAACCTCCCTTTTGTGATATGATTCAACGGTCTTTAGTGATGCGCTAACCTTTACCACATCCCGTTTCAATGCGTAATACAAACCCGTGAGTGATATTGCACCACCGACTATGGTCACTAAATCTCTTGGTTGAAAGTCCATTTTATAACAGTGTAAAATATATAGTAGAAAAAGCAATGGCAGTTATTCCAAATGTTAGTGCAGTGTTGGAAAATATTAACCGTCTGTTGCGTGCCTTTAGCTGCTTAATCTCATCGTCTTTCTCAGCATCAATAGCCTTTTCAATAGCTTGCTTGTTGGCGTAGATAGCCTGCAATGTTTCATAACTATCTGCTTGTATGCCTGTTATCTTGGAGTAGTAACCCACCTTTAGCTTCTCAAGTTGATACAGGCTGTCTATTTCCAAGGCAGTACCATACCAGTACATCATGCTATTGTAGTTGAGATTGAAAAGTTGCAGATCGTAGGTTGTAAGTTCGGGTGTAAAATCCTGCTTTAAGTAGGCTGTCCGACTTTTTGAGCGTTGTGCGGAACTGCTTAGAGGCAGCAGCATTATCAGAATTAAGAATGTTGAAAGTTTCATTGCGGTAGTATTGGTTGGTTATTTCTTGTTGCTGTATGATGGTGTCACCCTTTACATTGAGTGAATCAATCTTCATAAATAGCGTATCTGTTTTTTGCGTGTTGCGCTCAATGACCTTGTATAGCGAATCATTGATGCTTTGCAATCGGTCAATAGCCGGGTTTGGTTTATCCTTGCATCCCTTGAACAGCGTAATGATGCACACACCTACAACAGCAATGATTGCAAAGTAGATTACTATTCTTCTCAGTTCGTTTTTTTCCATCTTGTTATATGTAAGTTCTTTGATAGTGGTCTTATCTTGTAGTATACACCATCCCGTGTGCGGCTGTCACGCATGCCCTGCTCGTTCGTATTGCCTTCAATTGTACGCACTGAATACTTAGATACCCTGTCCACTATTCCAGTGTGCCCAATGCCCTTAAATCGCTTTCCCTTAAATGAGTTGTAACTAAGTGTCATTACCAATACATCCTTGTCGCTGAACGCTTGCAGGAACTTTCCATCTGTGAAGATTACATCACGTTTGTTGTACGCAGTAGGTGACCACCCTGTTATCGTGTTAGGTATGCCGCACTCGTTAAGCATTGCCATAACAAAGAAACTACACCACGCATAGCCGGGCTTCCACCCTTCCTGCTTCATAAGAATTAGCAGAGCCTTGTCATTAAAGCCCATGTTATTACCGCCCCTTTCTTGTACACCCACAAACGCAGCAGAGGTTACCCTTACGCAGTAACCGTCATCAGCATGTGTAAGATATACAGGTATGCAGCAAAGTAGAATGAGTATAAGAGCAGGTACAAGACAACCTTTTGCCATGTGGTTAGATAGGTATTTATTTCATACTTAACTTCCTTGTTGTATATCTCCTTTTGCAATGCCCGAAAATTGAATCTGATGCCCAAGAACACAACGAAATTGGCAAATACCATGACCATTGCAGCCAATACAATATACTGGATGTATTCCGTGCTTATAAGTGCATCACCAAAATAAGCAACCGATACCGTACCCGATATGGCAAACACCAAAAAGGCAAGGGGTATCGACCAAAAGCCATCGAATAGTTCGAGCTTGTAGCGTAGCTTCTTAAAGTCTACGCCATCAGGCTTACTTGGTTGTGGGTTTGGCTGCTTCTTTGTTGCCATTTGCACGTAGTTTTAGTGACAACTCACGCTCATACTTGCGCAAGCGTTCGGTGTAATCTTGTTTCAGTGTCTTCTTTTCACTCATGGTATGCGATTGATAATGTTACGTGAGTAGGTAGGACGAAAGGATGTGGATGTATTGCCCGTGCTGAACTGGTAGTTAAGCGTGTTAGTCACATCTGTGCGTGGTGATCTATCAGGCCATTGCGCAGTTGAGTATTCCGGGAATAAACTTGAGTTTGCACATAGGTAATCAACGAGCAAAGTAGTATAGTGTTCTGCGTTTTGCCTTGCACGGTCTATCATATCCTTCATAACCACATCCGACACGGGGACGGTGTCCTCAGATTGACGCTGCACAAGCGTGCCATTGTCCATGCGGTAACAAAGGTTAGGCGTAACATCTACCATCACCCACCAAAGCAACATCTTTTGGATATAATCCTCAAGTAGTATCTGATAGTTACCCGCAATGGTGTTATTTGCCACATCGTTTTTAATCTTGTTCAGCAAGTCAGTACCAAGAAATGGTAACAGCCACTTATCCTGCGCAAGATATACCGATGGATAGAGTATGTTCGGGTCAACACTACCATTTACGGTGGTGTATTTCTTTATGTAGTTCTCTGATATTAAAAGTACTTCTGCCATAGTTGTAATTATTGATTGCCGTAAATAGGATTGGTTGGTAAGAAGCCGTTGTTATCTTGGTCAACGGGCAGTTTAGCTACACGTGCATCATTACGCACCTTATAACCCATGCGTTCAGCCATTGCAACAGCGATACGTTTTGCATCGGGGTCGTTAGGATTAATCTTTGCACCCTTTGCATCTACGTATACACGCTTCTCCCAAAAGTGGTGACAATTACCACCGCCTTTGTAGAACCAAATATCGTAAGTAGCTGCGCCTTCAGGTCCCCATCCGGGATTAACTGAAACATTCTCCATAGCTACGATATCTTCTTTGCGGTAGAGCTTACCTGCTTCAAGCATCTTACGACAGAATGGGCGCATATTATCATTCCTAAACTCACCTGCGTAAACGTAACGAGTAATAAAGTACTTACCATCGATAATGGCATCTTGCTCACTCTTTGCACCTGGTCTTGCCGCACCCGTACGCACCGCAAATTCGTGTTCGACTTCTTCATCTGCGTTGTATGCATCAATCAAAATCCATTCTTCAGGCGCATCCTCACCTAATGCAATTAATGCACTAGCCACTTCGCTATCATCATTATCAGCAGCAGCTACTTTTTTTTTTTCAGCCATCATATGTGGCAATGCAGCAGAAAGGACTGTCTGAACGATGGATGTGATTTGCTCAGTGTTTAATGATGCAGGCGCAGCTTCAACAACCGTTTCAGTAGTCTTTGCTGTTGCTACTTGCTCAATAACCAACGGGGTATTAGGCACAATCTCAAAACTCACTCCGGGTAGCTGCTTGCTTAATAGTTCTTCAATGCTGTGGTTAATCATAGCCTGATACGGCTCAATCACTTGCTTGTTGAATATCTCAAGA